CTGCGGGCAGTCCGCCGTGGTCGTATGCGGGCGGGGCAGCAGCGCGGCCCGGCGTGAAGGCAAACGACACCGTGGCGTCAAGTTCGCAGAAATCAGCCTCGCCGTCCGTTCCAAACGAGAGACAGGTCGTAAAGGTGTAACGCTTGGCCATCACACGGCTCCCGTAATGTCAGCGGCCATCGCCAGAGCCTTCGCGGCCTTGTCAGCGGCTTCCTCAGCGCATTCTTTAACGCGGTAATAGGCGGCGCGGGCGACGACGGATTGCTGATGCTCGTGATACCTGTCCAGCTCGCCTTCGATGTAAGTTTCCCAATCGCCTACGTCGTGTTCGTAATCGTTTTCGGGGTTGAGCTTGTATGCTTCCTCACCGATTGCGAGGCCGTCTTCACGCAGTTCGTCCGCGTTGGCCCAGTCCTTGTCGTTTTCATATGCGTAGTCGCGATGCGCCTCCCACATATCGTCGTCCAGCTTGCAGAGTTCTTTCGACATCTTCATTACATTGCCCTCATGCGGCGAGCCATTTCGGCGGTCATTGGCATAATAAAGCGCAAATATTTTTGCGCCGTGTCGATGTCGTTAGCGGCGCGAGCCACCCACGCCTTGGCCATCAGTTCGCTGTGCGCGGCGGCCAGGTCGGTGTTGGTCATTTCTTCAATCGGCATAACGTCTCTCCCTTGTTGCCACCATAAAACACGGCACCGGGGAGGGCGTCAAGCGATATTTGTTCAACAATGCGTTTGACAGCCGCGCCGCTTTCGGCCTTTATGTCGGCAAGCGGGATCGGCCCGCGACAGGAGATGTTAGCCGTTGCCTAACCCAACCAAACCCATTGGCGTCAGGCCAAAACAGGGGACCGCCCTGCAACGCATTATCGACCGGGCGCGAGAGGATAACACGCCTCTCAGCCCTATCGTTCATCAAATGGCGGAAGCGCATGAACGCGCGGAACGTCGGAAAGCTAAAAAGGGAGAATGACCGTGCTTGCCCAGATTAAACGCTTGTTCAGCCGCTACGGCTTTCATCGCCAGCCCACACCGCAAAAACGGGACGACTGGCAAGCCCACCCTTTCTATACAAGCGCGGGAGACAAAGCCCGACGCCTTGCCGAGATTGCCCGCCAGCGTAACGCATTGAAAGACGAACTGGCGAAGGTCATCAAAGCCAAAAAGGCCCGCGCTCCGATTTATGCGGCCCTTCGCGCCCTGTCGATTGAGGAACTTAAGGTCGAGGGGCGTCGGTGAAGGTTCCCAAATATCGCAACGTTAAAACCGTCGTTGACGGCATCACGTTTGACAGCATCAAAGAAAGCCGCCGCTATGGCGAACTGAAGCTGCTGGAACGGTCTGGGCGCATCACCGGGCTTGAGGTTCAGCCGTCGTTCCGCATCGTCGTGAATAATTGCCTGATCTGCACCTATAAGGCCGATTTCCGATACGTCACAGACACGCCACACGTTCGCGGGCTGGTCGTCATTGAGGACGTAAAGGGGATGCAAACCCCCGTTTATCGTCTCAAAAAAAAGCTGATGCTGGCGGTTCACGGGATTATCGTGGTGGAGATATGACAGCAGCGCCACCCAGGCCGTCCATGTCAAAGGCCCGCCGCTTGCGCCTGTTTGCCCGTGACGGTGGCGTCTGTGACATTTGCAAGCGGAAGGTTCTAGCCGGTGAAGCGTATGAGCTAGACCACATCATTCCGTGGGCTTTAGGGTTTGACGACAGCGATGAGAACTTAAGGCTGGTCCACAAAACCTGCCATCGGACGAATAAGACCGGCGGTGACGTGACAAGGATTGCCAAGGCCAAGCGCCAAGGCCGGGAGACGGGCCAGCAGGCTAGGCGGGCCGTCAAAGGCGGTTCAATCCCGTCCCGCCCGTTCCAAAAGACCAAAACCACATGGCCTAAGCGGCCTTTTAAGGGGAGAGAGACTTGAGACAGACAGTCGCCAACATCTTGCGGGAGGTCGCGCTAGAACACGGCCTAACCGTCGCCGCGCTAATCGGGCAGGGTCGCTCGCGTCATATCGCATGGCCAAGGCAGGAGGCTTATTACCGGGCTTTCACGGAGTGTCCGCATCTCTCTTATCCAGAGATTGCCAGGCGCATCGGTGGCCGTGACCATACCACAGTTTTGCACGGGGTCCGCGCTCATTGCGAACGGAACGGACAGACATACACTCACGCCGTGCGAATTAGGAAGCATGGCGGGCCGGATTTTGCCTTTTACGCGCTGGCCAAAAGTTACGAGCGGACGATGGTGACTGCCAGATCGGGAGGCATCTATGCGTCAGCCGCGTGACTGGTTTACATCCGTCCAAGATAACACGCTCCGCAAGATGAAGCGACTAGGCTTCACCCCCGCCGAGATTGGCGAGAAGCTGGGCAGGACGGAATACACTGTCCGGGAACGAGCGCGGACTATGGGCATTCCGTGGCAGAAAGACCCCGGAAGCTCCGTTCTGGTAAACAGCGCTCCAACCGGCTTTGACAAAGACCGGGAGGCTGAAGCACGTCAAAGAGATGCTGACACGCGCTTCGTCTATGCCCTAGCCCTTGCGTTTCAGCGCGGTGACCATTTGCCAGCGTCTAAGCCGGAACCTGTCAGGACAAGGCCCGTCCCTGCCAAGCGGCCTTCACTGTTTAGCATTTGGGAGGATTGAGGATGCGTAAGCCAAAAGGCGCATGGACGCCCGAGGAGGACCGTCTTCTTAAATCCGGCTCGCTTGCCAAGCGCCCTGTCGCAGACGTGGCAGAGACGCTTAACCGGCTAGAGGAGAGTGTAATCATCCGGGCTAAGGTGATTGGCTTTCCGTTTGCGGAGCGGGGCAATGCGTAAGGAAATCATCGGTGACTGCACCCTATATCTTGGCGATTGCCGGGACTTGCTAGAGACGCTTGAGCCAGTGGATTGCGTGATTACCGACCCGCCTTATGGCATTAATAAAGACGGGCAAAAGCGCACAACCGGCGGCAACGGGGGGCGAAAGGCTTATGATTTCCTTGGCTGGGATGGAGACCGCCCCCCCCCCGATTTGTTAACGAGCCTTGCCGTGTTTGCCCCGGTGGTCGTTATGTGGGGCGGTAATTATTTTGCGGACGTTTTGCCGCCGACAAGCAAGTGGTTTGTCTGGGACAAAGGGCAGCGAATAAATCAGTCGGACGGCGAACTTGCATGGACAAGTCTTCCCGGCGCGCTCCGTATTATGACTCTCAACCGGGTTGAGCTTATGACAGACGGGGCCGAGCATCCGACGCAAAAGCCTGTCCGGCTGATGGAATGGACGCTGGAGCAGGTAAAGGCGAGCGGCACCGTCTTAGACCCTTTTATGGGGTCGGGAACGACAGGCGTTGCTTGTGTTCGTCGCGGCTGCTCCTTCATCGGCATAGAGCGGGAGCCGTCTTATTTCGACATCGCCTGCCGCCGTATCGAGGCCGCTTACAAGCAGCCACGCCTATTTGCCGAGCCGGTGCAAAAGCCGGTGCAAGATGTTCTGATATGAAAAAGACCCCGGCGAGCGCAAAGCATCACCGGGGCCAGTAGCCACAACAAGGGGAGGGGAAGAACGCCGTGGGTGTCGCCACCTTAGCGCCTTGCTTTCGTCCCTGCAATGATTGAAAAAGAGAGGGCGGGAGAGCCTGAAACTACTCCCGCCCATTTTCACCGGCCATAGGAGGGCCTGACGTGACTAGACGCCTTGTACGCAATGGCACTACCGGACGCAACCCGGTTGGCAACGAGTTGATATTTACCGACTCGGATATTCGGATCGTTCTTTCGTCGGGAGCAGTCGCGGTTATAGACGCCGATATGGCGCACCTTACAGAACGCCGCTGGTACGAAAAACGCTGCCTTCACGGCAACTGCTATGCGATGAGTAACGGCGCTTATGTTAACGGCGTAAGGGAGCCGCCCCTGTGGCTTCACCATGCAATCATCGGAAAACCAGAGGGGAGGGCGGTGGTCGATCATATCGACGGAGACGGACTAAACTGCACGCGCGTCAATCTTCGCGTCGTCTCCAATATGGAGAACACGCGCAATCGCGGCGCTAATGCACAGAAAAACAACAGTTCTTCTCAGTTTCTAGGTGTTCGTAGGCGGAAGGATCGCTACACCGCGCACATAAAAATTCACGGTTCGGTTTTATGGCTTGGGTCGTACCCAACCGAAGACGAAGCAAACGTCGCTCGCCTCAAAAAAGAACAAGAGCTTTGGGGTATCACCCCGCGCAGAGCTGATGCTTTTCGGAGGGCGGGATGGGCGCTGTAGTTATCGCTTTTCCAGAACCACCGCTCAAATCCGAGGAAAACACTTTCGTTGAGGCGTGGGCTTTGCGCGCTGGCCAGATGCGTAAGCGCGGAGACGGTCAGGACAAAACCCGTAAGCTATGGAACCGCCATGCCGCTAAAGTCGGTCAGGAGCGGCTTCTAGAGGCTTTGCGGGGCTATCTGAGGGAGAAGGAACCGACGTGCGGTTTCTGCGGCCTGAGCGTTTGGCTAAACGGCGAGAAATACGACCATTGGCTTCCGTCTGCGGAGGCGGTGGCGAAGATCGAGCGCCCGCCATATCCGCAACGCCCGGCGCTGATAGCGGCCCTCGGTGAGCCGTTTGTGGTCAGCTATATCGACCCTGCAACAATACACCCGGACGGCTGGATTACGCCAGCGACTGAATACGCGAAAGGCAAGCTGCGAGAGCGTGGCCGTGATTTGAAAGCGGCAGGGCTTGTCGGAATACGCGCGAAGGAGTAGGGTTTCTATACGAGCGGCCTGCTGGATTCCGGCGGGATGTTGCAACTCGTTCGTATTGTGGCTCAACAAATCAAATGGCCCATGACGCCCGATCAGCCTAGCGCCGGTCGGGCTTTTTGCTGTGCGACGACGGGACTCGAACCCGCAACCCCTTTTTACCGGCTCTACCAATTGAGTTACGCCGCACAGCCCGATCAACCTAAATCTAAGCGGGCTTGACGGCAACGATTTTCTGGCGCTTATTAAGGGCGAAGGGACGGAGCCGCCAAAGCCCCGTCCCCTCTGAATCCGTGTTCGCACCACGGAGAGCCAAGCTCTTACGCAATGTAGGACAAAGGCGCTCCCAAAGCAAATACGGGTTTTAGGCCCTTATGCTGCTACGGCAGCCGCACGTCGGGAGGAACCCGAAACGCGAGGCCAGAAGCCTACCAAATGAGGGGGGAGAACCCCACAAGGCCGCTCGGTGATTTGTGCCGCTGAGTGATGGCCTCGCCGTTGCGAGAGATTGGCTTACAAAGTGGTGGAAGCGTAACCAGCCCGCCTGTTCGTCAGGCAAGCCGCACAAATATGTTTGAAAACGCGTCGAGACTTCAAGGAATCGAGAGGTTTTTAGCATGGTCTGCTCTTTGCAGGGCAGATTATGCTCTCTCCACATCAGGTGCTTAAGGAATAGGGAGTTAGGTAGGATGCTAAGGTGCGAAGAATGCAAAGAGCCTAGAAGCAAATGGAGCGCGAGGCTTTGCCGGAGTTGCTACTTAGGAGTTGGGCTTACCGGGACAGAGAAAGAGGCAACCCAAAAATGGCTTCGCTCCGATCAAATCCCGATTGATGAGCCTACGAAAGAATATTTTGTCGCGGAGGCTGAAAAACGCGGCCTGACATTCACCGAGATATTATCGGCTCTTTTGCTAACCATAGCCGATGACAAAATGGCCGCTGCGATTTTGGACGACTAGCAACATCACAACGCAAACAGCTTTTGAGGAGCTTGGCCATCACCTAACCCCAATGTTTTTTAAGGGGAGGGTGGAGACTTGAAAATAATGGTTGACCACGGACGCGGAGGGTGTAGGTTGACCATACCAACAAGGGAGATGGTCATGGGCCTGAAACGCTTTTCCGCAGACATCAAGTTTTTGACCGACAGCGGTTATTCGTCGGAAACTAAGTTCCGCAACGTGCGCGGCGAGACTGGCGAGGAAGTCCTTTTGGACGCTGCCCGCGAGATTCACACTATTGCCGCGCGGTCTGGCGATGCGGCCTTGATGGCCCAGCTTGCTGAGATTTTTGCCGAGCAAACGCTTTGAACAAACGACCACCAATCATCGCCGTGCGGCCCCGCAAAGGGTCTGTTTTGGAGGCCCAACAAAAGGCCCTTAACAACGACATGGCAGACATCATTCACTCGTGGGCCGAGACATTCTCGCTCATGACAAAAGCATCAGAACAAGAGGGAGAAGACCAATGATTGACCGAGCAACACATACCGATCACCGCCGCCACGCCGCGATGATGACCGATCATGGTTCATCGCGTGGCTGGGACTTCCGCCCCTCCGACGAGCCTCCGATGTGGCTTCGCGCCGTGGCCGAGGTGCTGCGTCCGCGCAGTCTCATCATCTTGGCTGCAATGGCCGGGGTTATAGCGTTGTGGTGGTTCTGATGGGGGCGCACACGAAAGGGCCTTGGGAGTTCGGTCCGGGCTACGAGCCGGGCGACACCACGTTTGATCTGTTCGCTCCCGGCGGCAAGCAAGTCATCGCACGGGCCAGCTACGAGAATATGTGGTTGTCCGCCTATGACGCCGCGACCGATGCCGCGAATGCCCGCCTTATCGCCTCCGCTCCTGATCTTTTGGAGGCTCTGCGCCAAACAACGGCACAGATTTCCGTCTGGCGCTCGATCAACGGCGACATGGTTGGCGCGCTTGCTGACCTTGAAAACAACGCCCGCGCCGCTATCCGAAAAGCCACAGGAGAAGCATCATGACCCCCGACGAACTCCCCGCTGATATGGAGGGGCGGCTGGCTGGAGACCTAGCCGCACGAACTAAAGCGGGGCTTTCGACCGTAGTGGTGTCTATTCCCGACCTCCGCGCCCTCCTGAAAGCATGCCAAGAGCAGCGCCGGGCTTTGGAGCTTGCGCTGGACTACCTTGTCGAAATGGAGCCGGGCGACAGCCGGGCTATCTCGAATGAATTCGTCGCCATGTTGGGTGTGTTTCTCGGCGTTGAACCCAACACCCCCGGCGAAGATATGGCGATCATCGAAAAGGCTCTTGAAGCTCGACGCGCCCGAGCCGCCCTTACAGGAGAAGACGTATGAGCAAAGATCGAGGCTTTGAACTGTTTATCGGCGGCTGCATGGACGGCCATCGAAAACGTATCCCGCACGGCCACAGAGCGACATTCTCGCACATTGAAGACGGTCAGCCGGTGGAACGCGTCGCGTATCGGCGGGAGCGTTTCAGCACCGGACCGGACACAAGCGTTTTTCTCTGGCTTGAAGTCGGCATGACTCCTCACGAAGCGGTGGCCGCGCTAGTGCAACGATACCCGCAAGGAGAAGACACATGACAGCGCCCGGCGAGGTCACCACCCCGCTTCTCGTCCTCGAACAAGGCGAGACCTACACCGTTGACGAAGACGGGGCAGTAGTCATTACGGGAGAGCATACCCACTCTGACATTCTGCGATACGTCGTGTCCGATATAGGGAGTGATGCAAGGTCGCTTCTAGAGGATATTCTTACAGGAGAAAACCATGACTGACTTGCTTCTAGCCGGGTTTTTTATCGCCGTGGCCGCGTTCTGTCAGTTGTGGCTTTGGGCAGATCGGAAGCGTTAAAGCCGTCTAGCGTAGCTCAATGTCGGCATCATCAAGTGTGCCGGGGTCTGGGCGCAAGTCCGTAACGGAACGCGGGAAGGGTCTGCCAATGTGCGCGGCCCATCTTGCTCGCTTTGCCGACGCCTTGCGATTAAGAGCGCGGGCGGCTGCGATGCCTAGCAGGAGAGAGAATGGCTCAAGGCGCATCCGGCGCGGCCTTTTTGCCGTATCTATGCTCTAGCAGAGACATCTCCTCGAAACACCAGCTTCGCACGAAGCCACCCCATATCTTTGCCAGACAAACGCCCGAGCGCCACGTTCCGCCGCCCTTGTTCGCAAAGCCCTCAATGAAGCCGTTAGGCAGGGCTGTGGCGGCTGAATAGACGGTCGGGGTGCGGAATGGCCCGGACTTATGTTCCGTTATCTGGGTGGCCCTGTGGTCGTCGCCGTGGATGGTGTCGCACATTGCCTTATTGGCGTGTTGCCCTTGGGCTAGAGGCTTGCCGCGTCCATTGAACGGAATGTGCGTGAACCCCACCCCGTCGATAAAGCGATATTCGCCATACATTGACGTTCGCCAGCCCCATTGCAGGAAGGCTTCTTCGACCATGTGCGCGTGGGAAATGCCGTCCGGGTGAAGGTTGTCGTATCGCCAAGCGCGATGTTCGTGATTACCGAGCGTGATTAGCTTGCGCGGCTTAAGCGCCCCAAGCCCGCGCTGGAACTCTTTCTGCGATGCGTGAAAGCTGGCCAGTTCCTGCTCAAACGTCGGCTTTGAAAAGCCCTCAAACGTCGCCCGGTCATTGAACGACGAAAAGCAATCCATCGTCATCCAGTCGCCAACGGACACAACCCAATCGACGTTATGTTCCGCCGCAAACCGGCCTAGCCAATAGAACCGCTCCTTGTTAGGAAGGTGCGGGCTATCGTGCGCGTCTCCGATGACGCAAACCACGATAGGGTCGCCCTCTGGTATCGGCTCTTTAATGTGGTCCTGCGAGACCATCGCCGGGGCGCCGGGCGAGTGATGCTGATACTGGCGGGGCCGGTAAAGCGTGTCATCCGGCTGAAGCCCAAAATGAAGTTTCGCCGCCGCAATCCGTCCGTTCATCGTTCCGCGTGAGATGCCCCAAGCATCAGCGGCAACCGCGATAGCGCCTTGGCCAGCCCCGACCATGCCAACAGGACGGAAGCCCTCCCTTAGCTTTGCCTCAACGCGCTCGACTGTCTCAAGGGCTAGCTCACGGGAAAGGGAAGGCTGGGCCATGTCAGATCACCAAAAGCGCCAGAACGGGCGGGGAGGGGTCGCCAAGGCGCGAGACTGAGCGTCGAAGGCTTGGACCGCCAAATCCCTGCGACCGTCACACACGGCCAGCATTAAGCCCCTAGCGTTGAAGGTAACTTCTATGTCACCAATGGTGGGGCTATCGGGCAGGGTCGGTAACTGGCACGGCGTCCGCGCCGCTTCCGGCAGGGTCAGGATTGGCGCAGATGGTCGGGGCGACGATGCACAGCCGGTGATCAGCAGCCCGAATACGAGCCACGCGATCAGGGTCAAGGGGCGTTTCAGCATCAGGTGCCGTCCTCGCTTCGGTTTCAGATTGACGAGCGAGGTCGCGGATTACAACCTCCCGCGTGTGAAAGGTTTGTGTCGCCGCTGCTATTTCAGCGTTGCCGACCGCCTCGCGCTCTAACACCGAGACCTCGCCTTCCAGCCGGTCAATCTTGCGGGCATCAATGCCGAACGGGTCGAACTTGAGGCCGAGGAAGCTAGGACGGGCCAGACCGGCGAGACCGAACAGCACCACCGCAACCGCTGCAATGACAAGCCATCCGGTCGGGGTGATGATGCGGAGATAACGCATTAACGATGAAGCTCAAAGTGAGGGCTGTCAGTCTCGCCTTTTTCGCGCGGTTTGCCGTCACGGTCCCAGTCGGCTCCCCATCTAATAGGAATGCCAAGCTCTTGCGATGCCGCGAACATCGCCTTGCTAACCACATTTAGCTTGGCATGAGACCAATCGACTGGGAAAGGAACCAGATCGACAGCGTGTCCGAACCCCGTTTTTGGATTGAGGAAGTGATTGCTATTCAGCGTCCATGTTACTTTAGGGCCAGGCTTAGTGCGGCCTTGAGCGTAAAGGTCCCTTTGACGCGCTGGCGTCCTAACGCCCTCCAAAACCATAAAATCTTGAGCGGTTAGCTCAATGGCCCGTTGAACCACCTTAACCAAATCAGGATGAACGCCTTGCAAGCGGGCGCGGGATTGAGGGCCTAGAACATACGTCATCACGCCACTCCCTTGAGTTTTTCCCATGACTTAAGGCCAAGCACCGCAGCCGCAAACGTCAGCCACACGGCAAGATAGCCCTCGTTCATAGGCTTGCCGATGGCGTGGCCTATAAACCCGGCATAGGCCGTGCCGATGACAACCACCCAACCAGCCGTAGGGCGCCACAGACGGTCAAACGCCTGCCAAGCCCAGTGCTTGCGGATGGGGTGATCTGGCAGGGGAATGTCAGTCACGCGGATGCCTTTCGGCGGGTTGGCAGCGGCAACAGGCGCTCAATCAAGTCCGTCAGATGCTTGATCTGCTCTTGCAACCGAATAACCTCGTCGCGCGTATTGTCGTGCGAGGCGTCTTTGGCCTGCAAGTTGGCGACAACAGCGGCGGTCGTGCCGATCTGCGCCGACACAGCCGCAACCTGATCGGTTGTCGCCTTGCCGTTGACGCGACCCTCAAGCCGCACCAGCCAAATGATGACGGCCACACCAGCGAGGCCGAGGGTGATGAGGTGTCCGGGTTCGAGAACCATTACAGATTACCCTCGCTAACCCAAGTCCCCGGCGTTCCAGCGACCGTGCAGACCCAAGACTTAGGCTGGCCAACAGCCGGTGCGTTGTTATAGCGCCGCTCTCCAACCACCCAAGCCCCCGTCGTCGGAGCCGCTGCGCCATAGGAAACCGATATGGCTGGCGCTTCGTAATGGCTGATAATCCGGCAAGCAGCGGGAAGCGACAACCCCACGCCGGTCGTGGCAAAGTTTGTCTCCGCATACTCCGTAATTGTTGAGCTTTCCGCCCGATAGATATTGATGCCCGAAAACGACGGGTTAATGATCGTAACTTTGCCCGAGTTCTCATAGAACACCGAACGGCTGTCGCCCGCCCCTCCCGTGTTGCCGACAAACGAAGGGCTGTCCAGATAGACAGACGAACCCGCAAAATAGGCGGCACTGCCCGACGCGCGGTTTGACCGGAACGTGTCATTACGGCTCTCGGTCGTCGCGGGGTTCCCCGCGTCCATGACAAAGCTATCTTGCGCCGTGGATGCATACACGTTGTTTGCACTGTCGATATTGACGGTGTAGGTCGCCGCCCCCGAGTTTGTAAGCACAAACGCTTGCAGGGCGCCCGCCGTCATGTCGTTGTTTCGCATACGCAAGCGAGTGATCGAACATCCGGTCGCTCCCGAGTTTCGCGGCTGCAACCGGACACCCCCGCCTGCGGTCAACACATAGTTTCCGCTGAAATCCAGCGTCGTAATGACCAAATTCGTTTGCGTTGGCGTTACAGACAGCGCCACGCTTGAGCCGCTCAAACCACGAAACACATTGTTCGTGATGATGTAAAAATCGCTGCTGATTTCTTGAAAAATGTTCAGCAGCGGCGTGGCTTGATTGCCTGTTATTGTGTTGTTTGAAATAGTCAGATTAATGCCAGCCGTAAGCACACCTTCTGCAAAATTGTTCGTTATCGTGCAGTATTCGCAATTGCCGTGCAGGTCGAGTGACATTGTATTGGCTTCGGATGGATGCATCCGACAGGTGTTGCCGTCAATCAAAACGTAGCGGGCAGGCTCCGCGCCGCCTGTTGCAATGTTGTGCCGGGCTTCCGACAGATCATTATTTACCACCTTCAAGTTTTGACCTGACCCGACCGAAATGCTGTATGAGGTTCCGGTTCCGGTATACCAGCCGTCCGAAACTTGGCACCCCGAAATGACGCCGCCATAGAAGTAATCGGCAGAAATACCCGCGTATCTCGCCCCGCGCACGACGCAGTTAATGATGCTCGGGTTTCTGGCGTAAGCCGCCGTGAGGCAAAGCTGATTGGCGTTCATTTGGAACGTCAAGCCCTCGACAGTCACATTCGGCATGGCGAGGCGATGAACCGTCGTAGTCGCAGCGGTGTAACCGTCAAACAGCGGAGACGAAAGATTAAGCGTCGTTCCCGCTACGCTCCGAACTTCGGCCAGTTCGCCCTTGTAGTAGGTCGCCCGCGTCGGGTTCCACAGGTCCGTTGACGTGATGAGGACGATTTCGCCCGCGACCGCGCCGATTGCGGAAGTGGTTGCAATCGACAGCGCCCCCTTAGCGGGGCTGGCGCTCAACAGGCTAGAGGTCAAACGCTGGCCACCCAACTTGAACAGCGTCGTGTCGCCGGGCGATCCGCCCGTCACAGACGATCCGTTGATAGTCGCGCCGTAGCCGATCAGGTGGACGTTGGCCGAGTTGCCGAACAGTTGCGAGATAGCCGCAGAAATCAAATAGGTGCCGGGAGGGAACAGCAGAGTTCCACCGCCAGCCGTTGCGAGGGCCGCAAGGGCCGCTGCTATTTCGGCAGTATCATCAGCCACCCCGTCTCCGACCGCGCCGAAGTCCTTAACGGACACGGCGTCCCGCAGTTTGGCTTGGCCCGTGCGCGTAACAGCGCCAGCGCCCGACTGGATAAAATCCACGAACGACGACGCGATTTGCCCCAGCGCCACAAGGAAGGCGCTATTGTTCGCCGTGGCCAGCAGGGTCCGCGTAAACGCGGTGCCAATGACCGTGTTAACGTAAGTGCCAAGAACGGAAGCCGTTGTGCGCTTGGCTGGACCAGGCGAACGGTAAACAGCCAACACATCGCTATCCACCACCGGGGCGGTTAGTGCCTGAAGTTCAGGAAAAGTCTTACGGGGCGTATCGACCATTTTAGTCCCTTAGAACTTGATAATAAACATGAGGGCAATGTTACGCGGGCGTGTCTCACTACCGCCTGTTGAGGCCGTGTTGTATGGCGTAATGGTTTCCGCACCGCCCGTGCCAGTCGTAGTCAATCCTGCCCCAGTGTCATCGGTTGCAGACGGAGGCGTAACGCTGTGAACGTGCGCTTCAAGCTCGTCAGCTTGCGCCGAACCAAACGCGCGAGCCGGATCAATGCCCCGCCCGTTATCCCAGCCACGGGCAAACTCGCCGCGCATATCGGGCAGTCGGAAATCAGTGCCAGCCTCACCGCCCGTATTAAACGTCGTGCCGATGGCCGCAAACAAACCGGCATAAGTCGTGCGCGACACCACCGCTGCGTTACATTCCAGCCAGCCTGCCGGGGCCGTATTAGCCGCATACATTGTGATGGAACCGACCGGAACCGCAGCCGCAAACGTGCCAGCCGCGCTAAGGAAGCGAGCCGCAGCCGTATCGCCAGCAGCCGGGGCGGGAACTAGGCCCTTAGTGCCACCCGATCCGCTATCACCCACAACCGCGCTAAGGATTGTGGTCGCTTGAGCGCCGGTCAAATCTTCCACAACACCCGTGCCAGCCGTCACCCGGCCCTTGATTGTGGCCGTGGCGACCGTCGCCAGCTTGGCATTCGTGAACGATGCGTCAGGAACGGTCACAGTCGAGGTGAACGTAGCCGTGCCGTTAAAGGTCTGGTTGCCCGTAAAGGTGCCAACCGCCGCAACCGACAGCGTATCCGTGCCAGCGTTGCCGATGGTCGTGTTACCGTTGACGGTCAGGTCGCCCGTGACGGTCTGGTTTCCAGCAAACGTCACACCGAGAGGGAACGTCACGCCCGACGACGTAGCCGACAGAACAGCCACACCGCCACAAACCAGCGTGGCAGAGTTCGCAGCCGGGAAATAGAAGCCGGTGTCCGTGTCGCCAATCACGGCAATCGACGGCGCCGTAATCAAACCATCGGAAACGCGGATGCCTTGAGCAAACGGAATAACCGCAGCAGCAGGCGTCTGGCCATCGGATGCCAGCGATTGCGTCAGCGCCGTCGCAAGGTCCGCAAGCGTCGCGTTCCAATCGTCCGACAGGATGGCGGTTTCCGGAACCGCAGGGTTCCATGTGTTTGATGGGGGCGAATATGAGCCACTTCCGTTGCGCGCGATAGCTAACTCTCCTGTCTTTTCAACACGTTGCGCTTGTTGCGCGCGTTCTGTTTTATGGCCTTGCAGCGCATACAATAACGCCAGCCTTGCGCAGTTTTTCCCGCCGTGAGCGCGTATTCATGCCCTTGCGGACAATGTGTTTTGGCTCTCTGCCGCGCCCCATTAGCGGAACCACCGAACGTCAGCCCGACCTTAGAAGCGCGGCGCATATTCTCTTCGCGCGTTACCGCCTCAAGGTGAGCGGGGTTCACGCAGGCGGGAATGTTACACTTGTGGTCAATCTCCAATCCGGGCGGGACAGGCTCGCAGAACAGCGCATAAGCGGCGCGGTGCGCTTGCGTTTCTCCGGTCTGGTTCTTGTCGCGGAAACGCCCATATCCGGGGCCTCCGTCGTCCGATGCGGACCACAACCAACAACCGCCGTTCGGGTCAAACTCGACCTTGCTCATAAACCTGTTGTGCAGGTCTTTGCGCGGCTTGTAGGGGCGGACCGCTCCCATATCTAGTCCTCTTGTCCAGCCGCGACCGCTACGCCCGCACGAATGCGGTTAGCGCCACGGGGACGGTTGAGCGCACGGGTCAGCCGCGCGTTGAAATCTTCGGAGTTAGCCATCAGCAGATCGGCTAGTGTTTCGGCGTTGCGGCGGGCCACAATGTCATCAATCCCTGTCGCAATCCGACCTGGAATTCCGGGGATGTTTGCGACAGAGCGAACCGCGCCACTAGCCACGTTTCCGCCCGCCATTTGACGCTGGATGTCTTGATTAAACGCCGTATCGGAACCCGCGCGGTGACGCTGGCCCGTTGCCTGCAATACCTCGACAAGCTGCGCCATCGGGTCAGAACCGCGAGCTGGCATCGCGTTGACGCTCAAGGGTGGGAACGCCATGTTAGGGTCAGGACGGTTTACAACGTCAAGCGCCCCCATGATGGTCCGGCGTTGTTCTGGATTGCCAAAAGCGCGAGCGGCAAAATTCGCACCGCCGAATTGGTTAGCGCCCGTGGCCAATTCTTGTTGCGCTTCCATCGCTTGACGCGCCAGTTGTTGACGAACAAGCGGGCCACCAACAGACGGGTCAATCTCACCCATCAGTTCTAGCGCACGGGCGGTTTCAGCAGCTTGACCCTCAAACGGCATCGACGGAAACAACGCTTCCGTTTGCCCAGTGAGATTTGGCTGAACATCAGATTGACCGGCAATAGTGCCAATAGGCCCGCGCCGAAGCGGCTCAACAAATGCCTGCCGTCCCGTTGCTACGGTTTGTCGTGCTGCGGCAAACTCAGGCGATGTCGCCCCCGCCAGTTGTCGCGCCAGAGCTGCGGCTTGTTCGCGTTGCGCCGCCAGCGTGTAGTTGCCCGTTGGATTCATTACGCCGGGCCGCGCTTGCTCGCCCATCGTGTCAAGCTGCTGAATGACGCGATTTACGGTCGAAAGGTCTTCAGGGCCGCCCGTGACAAGCGGAGCAAGCTCTTCATTTCCCATAAGTTGCGCCGACGCGGTGCGGTAAGATGCGTTGGCTTGCAGCCGCGCAAGGTCCGCTGGGTCTAGCGTCTGTCCGGGCAGTTGAGCGTATAGCGGTTCAGCGCTTTCATTTACGCGCTGGCGCATTGTGTTAAGCACATTTTCCGCTGCGCTTTGTGCTTGTCCAGCAAGCTCGCCCGGCTCAACGCTTGGCGCAATCTGGTTCAGCCGCGACTCGATAGCGCCTTGCACTTGAGCGGGACGATTGGCGAACATCGGGGCCATGCGCGTCGTCTGGCCTTCGACCACACGCTGCAACCGACCCAGACCTGACCCGCCGCCCGTGACTTGCTGAATGGCCTCCGCGTTGGTTAGGTCAATGCCCATCGCTTCCGCGTCACGCCGAAGCGCCGTTGCCAGTTGCAAGTTTTGCGGAGTTACGCCTTCCGCCGCATTGCGGAGGGAAATGTCAGCCCCGCCGCGAACCGCGCCCGCGCCACCAACGGCTAGACCGCCACCCAAACCACCGAGCAAGCGGGCGATGTTTTCCGCGCCTGTATCACGCTCACCGCCGCTCATGCCACGCGCAATCTGGCCAGCAGTTTCGCTAGTAAATGCGGGGACCGCTACGGATGCGCCCCTTGCAAGGGCAGAACCGGGTGCCAGCGCACCGGGCAGAAACTCGCCAAAGGTCCGCGAGTATTCACCTGCAACGGTCTGCGGCTGATAATAATCGTAACCAATCTGATTGCGAATGGCCTGATTCATTTGTTCGCCAGTCGGGCCAACAATGCCAAATCCGGGCATATTTTGGCCCAGCGATTGCTCGCCGTAAATCATCTGGCCGATTGTGCCTTGCATACCAGCAAGGCCGGTCAGTCCCTCAACCACGCCGGTCGGAAGCGATTTGGCCATGTCAGTGCCAACGTCTGAGTTTTCCTCGATAAACAGACCGGGCCGAATTTCTTCCGTCCCCGGCCCACCGGCGCCCGGGCGCGCATCACGCATCATTCGTGACACTTCACCGTTGGGAAGCCTGACATACATTCCCGCGTTCAAATACGCCAAATCTTCCGGCGAAAGCGTTTGAAGGTCGATAGGGTCTAGCCGCGTTCCTTGGGCGCCAAACGCCGCTCGATTAGCAGCCGCCTCTTGCTCTCCAATGGTATCCAACGGGGCAGACGGATAAATGCCGTTATCTTGCGGCAACAATTCCGGCTGAAACGGCACGTCTGCGTCGTCTTCGCCCGCCGGTCCTGTTGGCGGCGGCGCTTGGCGTCGGTTGCGGTTAGTCGAAATAGGCAGCGCAATGTCCGCGTAAGGGTCGCCCGCTTGCACTGGCGTAGCAATGTCCGCGTAGGGGTCTTGGCGCATTATCGCCGCGTCCTTTGGCGACCATTCATATCAAGAAATGGCGTTCCCGGCGGAAGCGCAGCGGCTTGTTCCGGCGTCAAGCGCTCGCCTCTAGGGGCTGGTGCAGGAGCTTCGTCGCCACCCACAATGTTACGCGGGTCGATGCCGTAGTCGTTGGCCATGCGTGTAAAGTCGGTCACGCGGTCCTGATAACTTTGTTCGTAAGTGCCGAATTGTGCGCGACCAACGGCAACAATTTCCGCCCGCTGTTGCGGGGTCAATCGCTCGCCGGTCACGACGCGGTTGTAAAGACCACGGATAGTTTCTGGCACCCCGCCAGAGTTTTGCACGGTCGCAGCTTCGCCCTCGCGCACGGTCGAGCCGGGGTCGAAGATTTTCATAACTCCAAAGATACCGCCGACATCACCAATGCCGGTGCCTTGGGCAAGCGATGCTTCGACTTTTTGAAAGGCTTGGCGAACCGTGCGGTATTCTTGCGTTGCGCCTTGATATTCACGACGAAGCTCGCGCTCGTTCCTAATCCGATTTTCGCCTGCCGCTGGGTCTTGAGGACCGCCCGCAATCGGCGCTTCCCGCCCCCCCGCGCCCCTATACCCCGGAGACGGAGCGCGGACCACAGACGCCACGCCGCTTGGATTAATTGAGTATGTCGTTCCCTCTACCATGCCAAACGGGTCGTCTGGTCCAGCAACGACGTTTCTAGTCCGCGCAAGATCGGGAACGCCTTGCTCACCAAACAACGGAACCGGCGGCGTTGCGCCAGTCGGGTCAACCAAATACTTGACGCCGTTTTGGTCTGTAACTTCTCTCCGTTCCGCAGCGGGAGCCGACATCCGCTGACGAACCAGATCGATTTCACCCCGCACCCACGCCCCAATTGCAGGGTCGCCCGTGCGGCGAAATGCGTCAACGCCGTCCTGAATCCGGGCCATTTCACCCGGCGTAATACCGAGCGGGTTAGCAGCCGATTGAGGCGCGATTTGCGGGGCCGCTGGTGGCGCAGCTTGCGGGGCCATTTGCGGGGCATTGACAAGCGGCGCAGCGGGTTGCGGCATTGGCGGAACATCTGCCATCGGAGGCATTGCCGCAGGCATTCCAGCCGGAGCGGCTGGGGGCATGGGCGAACCCGCAACCGCTGCAACAGGGGCCGTCAGGGCCTCAACGGGCTGTTGCGGGTTGGAGACGAACGGCACCATTGGAGGCGGCACAGCGGGCGGCATATCCGTAGCAGACGGCGCACCACCGGAATCACGCAGCACGTTTGCCAGCGTCAAGCCAAGCGCATCAGCCTCACCCGTCGTCCGCCTTGCCCGTTCGTCTCGCACAGCCCGTTCAGCACGGTTTGCACTAAACTGCGTGATGCCTTGACCAAGAAGCCTAGCCGCAAGTTCGCCGTAGCCGCCCTTAATCTCAACGGGCTGGCGCTGTTCCTCAAGCAGTTTCGCCAGCATTGCGCTACGGCGCATAGCCGGTGTTTCGATCATCTGCGGGGCAGGCATGGGAGCGCGGGCCATTAGTTGCCTCTCAGTCCCCAAGCGCCAAGGCCTGCCGAGCCAAGACCGAACAGGCCGCTCATTAGACCGCCTTGCTGCTGCATCCGCGCGTTATAGTTTGCGTTTTGCTGGCCGAGGCTCATTTGGTTAGCCGCCAGAACGTCCGTCTGGCCTACGCCGGTTGGGCTGTATTGGATGCCTTGCGGCATACCGACTTGGCCCGTGCCTAGTAGGGCTTGAAGCTGCTGAAGGGGCTGGTTCTGGACGTAAGCCCGCTCTTGCAGGCCCTGCGTCCGCGCCTGATTACCGAATGTCCCGCCCGCAATGGCCTGTTGAATAGCGCGAGATTGCTCCGCGCCACCGGCTTGAATGGCTTGGTTTGCTGCCTCTCCGTATGCGTCAGCTCTATCTCTAGCAAAATCAGCTCGAAGGTTTCGCGTTGCCTCGCTATTCGCTCCAAGGCCCTGCGCGGCAAGACGTGCATCTTGCGACCTTTCAAGCCGCTGGAACTGCGGGTCAAGACGGCGGGTCTGACTGGCATAAACCGAATCCTCAAACCGTTGGCGGTCAAAGTCTGGCGCGTTAAAGCCTTGCAGTTGCGGCAGGCCTTCGGTGTTCAGGCCCTGCCCAAGCGCCTCGTTTACGCGGCCAATCTGCTGGCCAGCCGTGTCGAGGGCGCTGCCGTAAACGCCGGTCGAGCGTTCGTAGTTCTGCTGTTCAAGCGGGCTGAGTGCCGTTTCTTGACGATAACCGCCGGGCGAAGACGGGTCAGCGATATACCGCACGGTCCCTTGAGGGCCGGACGTGTTGACCATGTTTAGCCGCTGCTGCTCACGCGCCGTCGCGGTGTTTGCCGCGCTTTGAGCGTTGGCAAGTTGAACAGGGTCAGGAGCCGCTGGCGGGCGGGGCTTCGACATTCACACGGCCTTTATTAAAGCGATGGGTTTGCCATTCGCTCTTGAGAAGGCCGGAAATGATACAGTCATCGTTGCCGTATCCACTTCGCACAGTCCCCTCATGTTTGAACCCAAACTTGATTAGGAACTGGCGAGCCTTACGCAGCTTTTTCGGCGTAAGACTGGTGATCCGGTCGCATCCAAGCTGGTCGAATGCGTAACTCAGTATGCCCGTGACAAGGCGAGGCGTCAACCAGTTCGCCCGTATCGAGGCAAAACTAACCTCAATGTTGCGATATTGAGGCTGGTATTGGTTAAAAACTACGCCGCCGATAAGATTGTCGTGTTTATCAACCACCCCGATAGCTTCGCACGGCCCCCAGTCCAGTCCATGCCCAATCTGGTCCGCTACCCATTGAGCGACAAGCGGGGAGAACGGGCCGGAGACTAGCCTCAAAGCTGCCCGCCCGTCTGGTTTTCGTATTTGAGGTTAAACGCGATAATCTCGCACGGCGCGTTGGTGTTCCGTGCCGATTGCATCGCAATGATGCCGTCTGCCTCATAGGCCAGCGACGTATCGTCATCCACGCCCAGATCAATGTAGAGCGTAGCGTTTGGCGCTACACGCATCCGCACGGCACCGCAGTAGCCAATGCCGGTCACGCTGGTCCAGCTATCGCGCGTTTGCACAGCCTGAGACCAAACCGCTACATCCCAAAGGCCCGTATCCCAGCGTCCGCCCGTCGTCCTAATCGTGGTCGGGACAGCGGTTGGCACCTTTTCCTTAAAGTCCGTAACGATTTCAATAGCCGGGGCTAGGTCTGCGCCAATCCGCAACACCGGCTGGATCATCTCAAACTTCTTCAAGCTCCCGCGAGACCCAAAATAGTTAAATGCCGTTTTGATGTCCCCAACGATGCCGGTCGTGTTGTCCGCAAAGCCTGTGTCCCACAGACAGACAGAATCAGCCGCACCAAAATACATTTGGTCGTTGGCCACAGCCCAGCAAAACGCATCAATTCCCGTAAATCGGCACCACGCACCCGTCTGGACGTTCTGCACATACTGCTCCGACCGCGTGAGATTGGCTGTCGGGACGTTAAAGATTGCCAGCGTCCCCTTGGGATACAACGCACCTTCCCAGCCAAAGTTGTTGCGATATTTGGTCGTCGATTGCTGAAATGCGTTTTGGATTTTCTGCGTCAGCGCCACAAGGTTCTCTTGTGCGCGGTCCAGTTTTAGCGCCTGAGAAAGCGGAACGACACCGTTGGTCGTCAGCACTACCAGATCAGAACCGTATTTAATGAGCGACCGGCGAGACATCGGCAGGCCGATGTCATAGACGCCAACCAATGCCCAATTGTTGGCGTCTGAGGGGTCAAGGCCCTGATACACCGCCACTTGCCCTTGCGTCGTGACAAACACCGCCAAATCGTCAGCACCAGAACCACCATCAAGCGACCAAGTGGCTTGACAAAGGATTGAGCCGCCCTTGTCAAAAATCGGGCCGAGGTCGAGAAGGTTAGCCGTGCCTTGAATGGCAAACGGCTCAAGGAACCACACCCGCAAAGAGTTCTCTTGCACAAAGAACAAGCGGCCCTTGTGGTCCATAACGTCAACCAACGTGCGCGGGTCTAGGGTAATCACACCTGCCGTGCCGGTGATGACCGCAGAGGCAAACGCAGAGCCGTCGTAATAGATCGGGTCAACAGAACCGTTGGCGGCGATCAGGAACGTCCCGGCGTCATTGGCGAAGTTAATCCATTGCCAACGCGCGTTGCCAGCACCGGAAAACACTTCAACCGGCGCTTCGTTTTGATTGCTTACGTCATAGAGCGAGCCGCCCGCCGCTGCAAAAATATCGTCCGGCAGAATTTGCGTCCCGCCACGCCAGACCAGCAACGATTCAGTCGGCAGAGGCAGACCCTCCTGCCAAGGCACAAACCCTTTACGCAGTTCCACATAGCCAGCGCGGGGAATGAAGTTGTCCAGAATGACCGCGTTTTCCGCAGGCATATTGGCTAGGGGCGATTGCGCATCCCATCCGCCGACAGGGGCAGGCACAGCGCGTCCGATGGACACCCGCTGTTGAGACACTGCCCGTAAGGGCTGGCGACCGTATCTCTGTGCTGGTTGTCTCATATCGCCACCCATGCCCCGGAACGGTTCTGATAGCCTTGCGAGCCGATATAAAACAACCGCCCATCAGGGCTGTTCGCAACATCTGGCAACGCCGAACCATAGCCCGGCGCATAGGCCGACAGTAGCGCATTAATCTTTTTGCGCTGCGTCTCTTGGTTTTTAGTGTCAGAAATGGTGACAAACAAAATCATCCCGGGAACCCGCCCTCTTGGATGTTTGTTGACCAGCCGTAATAATTGCCGCCCGTGCTATCAATCACGGTATTCCCGCCGTCTCGGGCCATGCGCTGATTACGCTCGCCCTGATAGGTGCGGAAATCCTCCGCATAATCCAGACCCTTAGACTTCAAAAAACGCCAGCGGAGGCCAAGCGGAAACAGCTTGTCATCCAGATACGTCAGGTCAGTATCAGCAAGGAATGACGATTGCGCCGAACCAGCAGCCGACTTGGCCCAGTTTGTCGTGATATACTCATAAGCAATCGTCTCCCCGGCGGCGGGCGTCGGCGTCACCAGAAACTGACCGTCCCGCTCAATGAACGCCAAAAACACGCGATTGAGCTGAGGCTGCGCTTGGATAGCCTGCCACTCTTGCGGAGTAATAGGCCCGTAAATATAGCGCATCGTCGTTCTGTTAAAGAACGAGTTGGCAATGAAATGGTCCAGATCAGACGGGATTGCACTCGATTGAACCGCGCTAGCCACCGTATTGAACAAGTGCTGGCGGCGCATGACTTGCCAGTCGTATGTCCCCGACAGTTCGTCGCCTTCTTCATTGGCTAGGGCGTAAAGCTGCTGAACCTGAGCATCAGTCGAGTTCACCACTTCCGTAGGAACTGGAATCGACAAAAGACGGCAAGCCCTCTGGACGATTTGAAGAAGGTTCATGGCCATTGGTTAGGCTTTCGCAGGACGCCCGCGCTTTTTAGGGGCGGGGATGGTTTCAGGAACCGCCACAACGTCCGTTTGGTCGTCGCTGA